ATCATCTGCTACTACTTCAAAGTCGAGTTGGTATGTTGTAAATAGAGAGACTGTTACAAAGCGTATGACAAAATATGCGTGGGACGCAGCTATCCAGAGGTTATACCCATGATAAAAAAATATTATGCTGACCTTGTAAATAGAGTCTTTAACGTATTGTACATTTATGAAAATGACATGTCCGCCTTTGAAGAATATGTGAAGTCGCTAACATTTGAGCTTAGTGGAAATGAGGACTTTTCAGAGATACAACAGATACGATTCAAACTTAATGCTCTACTTTTAAATGACATTTGTCATTCTGATGTTAGAAGAAGTGTATTGAAATCAATCAGTATCTTGGATAGAATATTAAGTAACTGGAAGGAGTGATAATATGGCCCTTGATTTACGAGGAATAAAAGCGGCTACATTTAACACTCCAACCAATTATGTCGAAAGTGTACGATACTACGAGCAAAATTTACAAGATAAAATAAATGACACCTATCAGTATGCTAGTGATACATATGAAATAGGGCAGGAAATCGTCGCTGGTACATTAGATTTTTGTCCTTTGGTTTGTAGGGTTTGTCACGCTATAAATCCAAAAACCGGATTGAATCTTGGAGACGACTTTAAAGATTTAAAGTTTTTTGACGTGTTCTCTCATAGAACTATGGGTGAGAGATATGAGTTCAACGGTTCGGTTTGGATTACTACAAACACAGACAACTATCATTATAATACACAGTCAGCTATTGTGCGTAGGTGTAACAATACACTGAACTATATAGATACCAATGGCAAGATAATACGAGAACCTTGTATTGTTGGGTATTCAGTCAAGTATGCTAATATCTATTATAATACGTCTGTGGAAATACCGCAGGGTACAATAATTATAACAGCCCAGAATAACAGCAATACGCAAGGCATGAATATTAACGATAGGTTTATATTGAACAATCAAGTGTTTAAGATAAAATCTATTAAAGACTATTTGCGCAGCGATACATCGTTGGGTTCTTCTGTGCCTCTGATAGAGTTTGAATTGTATATTGATGCCAAATCACCAGACGATAACTTTGAACTTGGTGTGGCCAATATGAATAAGTATATTGGCATCTATCCTCCGAAACCCAAAGTTCTAAACGAAGTGATAGTGGAGCCAGAATTTAGCAAACTTTATCAAGGAGAAACTCGAACCTATACATGTTACTATTATATCAATAATATAAAGCAACCAAATGAGTTTATATTTGAACCGAAAGGTGCGCATCCAAATCTATATTCGCTTACTGTTATAGACGGCAATACATTCACCGTAACATGTCTTGGAAAATCAACAAATCTATTGGTTGTTAATTGTATTGGTGATATTATTTCATCAGATAGCGCCATAGTGGGCGAAGCTGTTGTAGGCACAGCTTCTGTTGGTAATGATGGAATCGTAGGTAAATTAGAAAAAGAAATTACCATAGATTTGAGGGGGCTATACTGATGCCAGTTTTTGATATGGAAAGGTTGGCCTATAACAAATTCACAGAATTTTCAAACTTGTGCTATAACATACTGGCTTATTTAATGGTACAAAATGAAGATATCTGGAAGCTCTTGAAATATGACACCCCCGATGCTCTATCGAAACCCAACCTTACGCTGGAAGAAAAAAGGAAAATGATTTATGACGGAAACGGAGATTCTGAACACTATAATGTGTATAGAAGTCCGTTTGTAGATGAAGCATTTACCGAACAAACCAGTCAATTAAGGATTTATGCGCTTACTATAAACCCCCAAAATAGAAGTTTGGCTACAATTGATTTGAATATTGATTGTATCACACACACTAAGTTGGTTAATATAGATGGAGGTAAAAGCCGGGTTGAGTTGATGGTTGAAGAAGTATTAAAGACACTCAACGGACAGGAGATAGACGGAGTAGGTAAATTATTTTTCGATGCTAGAGAGGCTATGTATGATGGTGCCAGATTTAGCATTTTTAATAATAGATATTTCTATGGTTGTCAAATAACCATGTCTGTCCACTACGGAGAATTGGAGCCAAACACTTATGGTTGACGATATTCTTCTTCCGTATAGACAACAAGTTTTGAATGATGAGCCAGTTGAGCTTTTTGATGGGCTGACTTTATACCCAGTTAAAATGCGTGATTATATTACATTTAATGTTTGTTCTTCTATTCTTAAAATGAATAAAAATGCGACAAACGACCCAAAAGTAATTTCTATGTCATATTTAGATTATATCCTGTATTTAGCTCAAAAAGACGAGGAAGAAAAAGAACCGGGACGACCAAATTTAACAGAGTTGTTTTTACAAGAACTCTTTTTGTTGGTTACAAACAAAGACGGTATGAGCTTTGGATATGGTGTAGATGAAAAGAAAAAGAGTTTCATCGAAATAGACGGAGTTAGGCTATATAAAAAAGAATTTGAAAAGTTCAGAAAATTTGTACTTTGTCAAAACATCCCCGATTATAAAGAAGAATATATAAACCCGGAATTGGCCGAGGACTTAAAAAAGGCGGATGAAATTAGGAATAAAGGGAAAACTCCAAGTGACATAGAAAAACAAGAAATGGCAGTAGTTATCGGAAGTTCATTAACATTAGAAGATGTTAAAAACATGACAATAAGGAAGTTCCATATTGCTTTAGAGTTAATCGACAAGAAACTTCATTATACTATTGCTAAACAAGCTAGTCTATCTGGCTTTGTTGAGTTCAAACAAGAGATAACACACTATTTGATTGAGGATAATAGAGGTATTGAAGATAGCGTTATTGATTATTCTCAATTTAAAGATAAGTTAAATAGTGTAAATAAATAAGGAGGAAACTTATATGGCAAGATATTTTCTCGCTGGTGCCGCAACAGTCGATATGCTTGTGGGCGACCAGATTGTAGCCACTGCTAATACTCTGCTCGATTCTTCTATCACAATAGGTTCGACAGCAGAAGATGTTCGTGGTGGCCCCGGTGCTAAGTTGTTAGGTAAATACTATCATACAAGCACGTTTGATATTAGCCTTACGGACACAATGTTCAAACTTGAGTACCTTGCGTTCCAAACTGGTTCTGCGATTCAGCAGATTTCTGATGTATTTACATCAGAGCAGGTTACACTGGCTGCTGGTGGTGCTGGTACTATTGCTGATACCCCTGCTGACTATCAGGGATACGGCACAATCGGCTGGGTTGCAAAGCCCGGTTCCGACGCTTATACAAAAGTGACATTTACTGACAAGGCTTTCACCGTTCCCGGTGCCGCTGAGGGTGATGTTTATTGTGTTAAGTATGTCAACACTGACAATGCAGCTCGTCAGATTACGATTTCTTCGTCTTTTATTCCGAGCGAAGTTACGCTTGTTATGAAAGCAAGTCTGTATCGTGGTGGCGGACGTGACAAGAATGATGTAAACAGTTCTTCTAAGGTGGGCAATGTTCAGATTCTTGTTCCTCGCTTCCAGTTTGATGGCTCTATGGAAATCTCTATATCAGCGACTGGTGTTGCCAACTCTCCGATTGCTGGTTCTGCTCTTGATAATCCGTCGGCGGATTGCTCTGAGGGTGGATACTATGCTATTATTACAGAGCAAATCGCGGGTGCTTCTTGGTATGATAACGTGTTCGCTCTGGCAATTGAGGACAGTGATGTTGAGCTTACAGCCCCATCTGGAACACAGACACTTAGCGTATACGCTCTGCCTGTTGCTGGTGCCGCGTTTAAACCGCCTTATGAGGATTTAACGTTTACTTCTGCCGCCGATGCTACTGCTTCGGTTACTGCTGAAGGTGTTGTTACGGGTAAGGCTGCTGGCAATACCACAATTACAGTTGCTATCAAGAATAAGGCCGGTATTGAAGCAGTTGCCAATGTGACTGTTACTGGTGGCTAATTGATAGTTAGGAGCTGATAATTATGGCATATACACCTACTGTTTGGAAAAACGGTGATGTCATTACCGCCGAACTTTTAAATCATCTTGAAACTGGTGTACAAAACGAGCAAGTTGGGCCAGAAGGCCCAGCAGGCCCTACTGGTGCGGCGGCTGGTTTTGGTACGCCTACCGCTACGGTAGATGCTAATGTTGGTACGCCTGCTGTTGAAATTACAGCAACAGGTGACGATACAGCAAAGGTGTTTGCTTTTGCGTTTAGCAATTTAAAGGGTGAACCGGGTGCTGCTGGTGCCAAGGGTGAACCGGGTGCAACAGGTGCTACTGGTGCGACTGGTGCCTCTGTAACAGCAATTGAGCTTTATAAGGACGAGTCTGGCGCTATCACTGGTGGTAAGGCCACCTTGTCTGATGCGAGTGAAATTACTATCACTGTTACAACTACTCCAACGGTTTAATTGTTTATGGGACTACTCATATTGAGTAGTCCCATATTTTTACATAAGGGTGATTAACATGTGCCCATATGCGGTAGATAAATCTGATTTTTTACATAAGAACTTAGTTTGTACATTGGACAACAAAACTTGTGGATTGTGGAGATATTGTCCAACACTCAAGAAACCAATTATGAGTGATAATTACAATAAGTACGGTTGTCGTACAAAAAATGAATTTGAAAATAGTCAGAAAGATGGTGATAAGAATGGACAAAGATAAGGTTGTTTTGGAGGATGTTGAGGTAGTCGAGAAGCCTAGAAAAGCAACTCCAAAAACCAAGAAAATTATTGCTAAGGTAAATTACTCAAAGCCCTCTAAAAACTTAACTTCTGTGTCATATGAAAGCAATGGCGCTATCTGTTCTGTTTTTATAAAAGGAATTTATACTGGTACGGTAGAAATTGAATATATAGGCGACGCTTTTGACAATAGCAAAATTGTAAGGGTTAAATAAGGAGGGATTAGATGTTTATTACTGTGGCGGGAACACCTGCTGGATATGGTTATTTCGATATTACAGCAACTCCTAATGAAAATATCATCCCGGCAATGGTAGCCGAGATTAGGGCGAATGACATTAACAAGGATTTGGGTGCGCCAATTTCGGTTGGCACAATGGCTATTCAGGTTAAAGCAGCAGCAAAGGTTAGTATTAATGGGCGAAATCCTGTGCTGGTAGAGCCAGATATTGGCCTTACTTTTGATGCTCGTGGAGTTTTCTCGGTAGTGTTTGATACAGCAGTAGCATATAATATTACTATTTCATATTAATGGGGTGATATTATGTTACCTCAATATGGTTTCCGTGTAATTTATTATAACATTATTCGAGGATTTAATAATCTCAACACCGAATCAGGTGGTGGAAATGGGCTGGGAGACGATGCAGTTGTTGGACGCGCTATCGTTGGTTCGGCGGTTGTTGGATATGTTTCTCCGAGCATTGGAACCGCTATTGTTGGTACGTCTGAAGTAACGTAATAATCGTTATGTTTTATCAGCAATATAGGGGGTGGTTCCGGTGATAGATATTTTAAAAGAGCTTTCTCAAATTGCTGGCTACTTGACTGGTTTAATGGCCTTTTTTGCTCTTATAATTCCAAAGTCAAGAAATTTTCTAGTTAAATGGTTGAAGAAAAATCTTGAGATTGACAAGGTTAATAAATCTCTAGAAGTTGAAATAGAGAAAAGCCACGACAGAGAAAAGGCAATAGAGAATATAAGTAAATCTCTTGATGCTCATGTACAACGGTACAAAGAATATACAGAGAAAGCTGCTGAAAGAGACATCTTCTTCCTTAGAGCGCAAATAGATAACATATATCATAAATTTATGCCACTTGGGTATATCACAGCCAGAGAAAAGAGTGACGTAGCCAAAGCGTGGGAGCTTTACGTCGCAATGGGCGGCAACAGCTATGCGAAAGAAGAAGTAGAAGAACTTTTGGCATTACCAACAAGATTTTAATGGTAATAAGGGGACACGTCTAACGTGTTCCCTTATTTTTACGGAAATAAAAGGAAAAGGTGGTGAAACCATGGCCAGAAAGACATTTAAAAAGGTTATTACAAACGACGACCTTATCTCACAGATAAATGATAAAAACAAACGGCTTGTAGAAAGATTCTTGAGAAACTTTGCCACGAAAAGGTCAGAGGCGTCAGTAAAAGTATATCAGTCAAACTTTAATATATTCTTTTGCTGGAATCTTCTGAACAACGACAACAAATTCTTCACAGATATTAGAAAATCTGAAATGATGGATTTCTTTGACTATGGTTCTTCGGAATTGAAGTGGAGTCCAAATAGATATGCTAACGTTTGGAGTTCACTCAACAGTCTAAGTACATTTATTGAAAATGTATTGGACGACGATTATCCTGATTTTAGAAATCAGGTAAGAAAAATAGAAAAGCAACCGAAGGCAAATGTAAGAAAGAAAACAATTCTTACCGATGTTCAGATTCAGAATCTGTTAGATTATTTATCTAAGAAGAATCCTCAACAAGCATGTTTGCTTGCTCTTGCTTGTTTCTCAGGTGCTAGAATAAGTGAATTATTTAGATTTACAACCGATTTAATTGATTTGAATAATTTGGCATATGAAGATTTGTTTATTGAAACATCCGAAGAAATAAAAACTAAGGGCAGGGGAAAACTCGGTAAGGGATTATATAAATATATACTCAAGGCACCATTTGAACCATATTATGTAAAATGGCTTGAGGAACGTGAAAGGATTATGAAAGAACTTGGTGTTTCTCATAATCATTTATTCATTAAAAGGGATGGTAGTCCAGCCAGTCCTGATACCGCGAGGGTTTGGATTAGGAACTGGGAAAAGTATTTGACGGAGGAAGAGCCGAGCAACATATCACATAGTCCAGTCGATTTATACGCACACGCTTTCAGACACTATCTTTGTACATATTTAGCAAAGATAGGGCTTGAACAAGAGCTAGTTGTTGAAATATTCGGTTGGAGTTCTTCGGATATGTTTAATATTTATAATGATATGACCGCCAAAGACAAAAAATGGAAAGGGCTAGAAAAACTCAAACGAGCCGTTGAGGTATAAAAGGTGAATTTTATGGACAAAAATATTAAGCTCAAAGAAATTCTTGAAGATGTAAAATCTGGAAAGGATTTCAGCAAAAAGATAAAAGTGCGCACATATATTCCCATTCTTGAAAAAGGAACAATTTGCCGTAAATATATGTTTGGCGTAAGTATGCTTGACGCTTCGCTTCTTGACCCTGTGCTTTTGGAAACAGAGTGTGAGATTAAGTGGAAGTTTGAAGTATTGTTTGAATATACGAACATAGAAGTCGAAGATGATGATAAAACGTTTGACAACTATGACATGCTAATGAGCCTTGGCGTATTTGATTTCATTCGTAAAAAGTGCGATTGGGACTGTACAAAGATGGGCGAATTTATCAAATCGGCAATGGGCATTAATGATGTGACTGTTGTTACACAGATTCTTAGAAGTGCTAATGGCGATGAAATTAAGAGTGCCATTAATGAACTCAAAGAGGTTGTTGGGGATAAAAGTATTGTTGAGGGACTTACTAAACTCCTTGCTTTCAACGACCCAATTATGAATGAAGCTATCGAAAAAGAAAAAGCGGAAGCATTGATTCGCAAAGTAAAGAAACTTAGTGCGGAAGATGGGAAGAAGTAAAAAGAGTTAGAAAGGGGTGTTCTTTTGGCTAAATATATATCTACTGGTGGTAAAACTTTTATAGACGACGAAGATAAACTTATAGCTTATCTCGAAAAAGGAGCCAAAGGTTTTACCACGGCAATTGCCAAAGATACAGCTAAAAGACTAAAAAAGAACACCGCAGAACTGATATATAGAGATTTCACTCCAAAAGTTTATGACAGGACAATGGAATTGTTAAATTCTGTTGTTGGCCCCGGTTTTAACGGAGGAACGTCCACAAAAAAAACCATTGATGGTTTTGAAGCAGAAGTTGGTTTCGATTTAGATAAGATTACGGCGTATCCTCCATCCGGTGGTATGTGGGGCAAACATGCTACTTGGTCAGGCGAAAAGTTTATTGAAGAACTTATTGAGGGCTTTGAAGAAACAGGTTTCCATACATATGTTAATGGCCGACTTCTCTATGAACGCGAGCCTGTTGGAATGATTCAAACTACAATTGACGAAGTAGAAGCGGCACTGGATGGAATCGACAGAGAAGTACCAGACTTTGATGCTCTTGAAAATACAATATCAGTTAAATTAAACAGGTAAAGGTGGTGAGAGTTAATGGCAAAAAGAATTGATATTCTTTTCGGTTCTCGAATTGACGAGAGCGGCGCTAAAAAGGATATACAAAGAATCAAAACAATATTCAAAAGTTCTGATTTAAAAATTGTTCCGCAAATTGATAATAGTGTTCTAAAGGAGTTCCAAAGAAACTTAAAAGTAACCATAGACGAAGCTACTAAATTAAAGACTCTCACTTCCGGTTTTACGCAGAATGGCGTAAAATATAGTGTTACGCAGAAAGAGTCCTCTGCTAATCAGTGGTCTAAGCCAACCGTGTCAATAGACTATATAGAATCTATGGACACTCTTGAGAAAAAGCTAAAGAGTCTTTACAGGACAGCCATTGAGACGCAGACTAATATAAATAACGCCACTAAGACAGGTGCTGATACATATAAGAAGTATTGGGAAGCGTCTTTAAATTCTATTGAAGAAGAAATTAAAAAGACTGAAAGCTCCTTATCTTCTTTTGGTGTAAATGCCACAGACGATAGAACAATACAGCGTCTTTCTGATAAATTAGATAATGCCAAAACAGAACAGGGTGCTATTGAGCAAAAGAAAGCGTTTGACGACCTTGAAGTTGCATTGTCAAACTTAACTGTCGCTGAGACAAAACTTGAAAAAGCACAGGCTTATCATAGCAGTAGCGAAACAATTACCGCACTTCAAGAGCAGGTAAACTTGTGGAAACAGCAAGTAACAGAAATTACAAATGCGGCGAACGCTACTGATGAGCTTAAAAAGAAAGCGGCCTCTGGGCTTCAAGAATCATCTACAACAGCAAAGGCCGCAGGTTCTGTCGCTTCTGAAAAACAGGGTATTAAAGATTTAGAAGAATATTCAAGAGTATTAAAACAGATTACAAAGCGTAAGATTGAATTAGCCGACGCAGAAAAATCTGTTGAATCAAGCACACAAAAGTCCAATCAGGCCGTTGAAAGCTATGTGAATGAGCTTAAACAAGAAATATTAATGCTCACAACAAAGCTCGACTTGCTCGAAAAAGGAATGACTGGCACAGACGCTCTCACAGAGGCAACTAATAATAGAGCATTGGCGGAACAGCGTGTAAAAACAGCCATTGCTGAATCGAATACCAAAGGCAAAGAGCAATTAACACTCGTTGATAAACTTAAATCTAGCTTTAAAGATTATTTTAATAACTTTATGAGCTATGGTTTGGTTAATAATGCTATGAATGCCATGACGACAGCCATTCGTCAATCTATTGATACCGTGATTGAATTGAACACAGCAATGACTGACGTTCAGATGGTTACTGGTGAAAGCGCTGAACAAACGGCTGAATTAGCACATCAATATAGCCAAATGGCCAAAGAGCTTGGGGCAACCACTACTGAAGTTGCCAATGGAGCGGCGGAGTGGTTTAACTTATATGTCAAGACCACTATAAACCTACTAAATTGCGGGAAGTTCCTTAGAGGTTTAACTACTAAAATATAATAGTGATATTATATTGGCAAACAGTAATGTGTTTGGTAAAGTAAAAACGTTAAACATTGGATAATCCGCAGCGAAGTTGCTTTATAAGCAGAACGTTCAACGACTATCGAAAGGGTATCGAAAGATATAACCGAGTAGAGTAGGGGAATCGCTTACCCCGAAAAAGTAGGTTAGCAACAAATTGTTGCTAAATGATATAGTCTATTCTTATAGGAAACTATAAGCAAATTCAAATTCACAACATGAGGAAATATGGACATAGATAATCAGCCAATTAGAATTAGAGTTAATAATTTTAATTATGAACATTTTAAATCTCTTGGATATGATGTCCCGCTGAACACTTATATAAACATAACTGCTAAAGAGTTGCCGTATGGTGCTGGTACAAAAATAAAGGTTCAGTGTAATTATTGTGGTAAGATTTTTGAAAAGCCATATCGCAGATATCTAGAGACAAAAGACGATATTTGTTGTTCAGAATGTAAAACGTATAAAATGATTAAATCGTCGTTATTGAAGTATGGCAATAAATGTTCATTAAGAAATCCAGAAGTAGAACGGAAAATGATTGAAAATAACAACAAAAAATTCGGATGTGATTTTCCGTTACAGAACAAGGGAATATGGAATAAAGCCCATGATTCTTATGTTCAGAATCATTCTGGTGAAGAAGTTTTTACTAGCAAAAATCAAAATAAAATTTCCGAATTGTACGGAGCAAAACTAAATGTTCCAATAGGAAAATATTTTGCCGATATGATGTTGAACGATAATATTATAATAGAGTATGATGGCACAGGACATGATTTAAGTGTGCGTCTAGGAACAATTTCTCGAAAAGAGTTTACTGAAAGAGAAAATAGAAGGAACGAATATCTGTTATCGAGCGGGTACAAGATTGCGAGAATTGTCCATAACAGGGAAAGTTTGCCAGCCAAAAACACTTTATTGAAATTAAAAGATAAAATATTATCCGATTTATCAGAAAAAGATTTTGTGATATATGATTTATGTGAATTTGAATCTCAAATAAACTAGCGATTTATTTGAGTAATATAATGGAGACAAGGCAAGAGCGTAGCCGAAACAAACCAGCTTCTTGAATCTTCAATGATTCTGTCAAAAGTTGGCGCTATCGAATCTTCACAGGCGACAGAGCTTCTTACTTCTACACTTAACGGGTACAAAAAAGAAGCAAATGAAGCAATGCATGTTGTTGACGCTATGTCGGCGGTTGACTTGGCTGCAGCTACTTCCGTTGAAGAACTTGCTGTTGCCCTCCAAAGTACCGCTAACATGGCTCGTGTTAATGGTGTTGGGTTTGAACAACTTCTTGGCATGGTTGGCGCTGTTTCTGAGGCTTCAAGGCGTAGCGCTAGTGTTGTCGGTAACAGCTTCAAAACAATTTTTTCTCGTCTTACCAACGTTGCTGCTGGTAAAATGACAGACGACTTAGGCGAACCTCTTAACGACGTTGAACAAGTATTTAACGGGCTTAATATAAAGCTTAGAGATTCTAGTGGCGAGTTCCGTAATATGTATGATGTTATTAGTGAACTCGCTAATAAGTGGACGAAACTTGACAACGTAGAACAAAACTGGGTTGCTACAAGTGTCGCCGGCACGCGCCAGCGTGAGACATTCTTGACGTTGATGGAAAACTGGGATAGAGCGGTTACATTGTCAACTACGGCTTTGAATTCCGAAGGCATGGCTATGGACAAGATGTCGATTTATCTCGAAAGCATCGAAGCGAACCTGAACAAGCTAAAAGCCGCTGTTGAGGACTTGTTGTATAGCGAAGAAATTGTAAACGTAATCAACCTCGTTATTAAAGCAATAACACGGCTTGTAGAGGGAATATCTTGGCTTATAGATAAGCTTGGAGGAGTCAATTCGGCTGTTTTGGCTACTGTTGCTATTTTCTTAAAACTTAAAAGTGCCATAAATATAGCTAAAGACACTGAAAAAGTGTCGGGCGCTTTAAAAGTTTTTTCTGAAATTGCTGGTAGCGGAAATAAAACCATAAAAGTATTAACTTCAACATTTTCGGCGTTTAAAGACGGAGTATTAGCAGGTAAAGATGCTATAAATATAGCTGGTGCAGCCCTTTGGGCTTCTCCGTTTGTCAAAGTGGCAGTTGTATTGGCTGGGATTACAGCTATTGTTGCTGCGTTTGACGCTTTAATAACGACAACAGAAGAATACGAAGATATACTTGCTGAAACACAGTCTAAGCTTCAAGAAGTAAGTGATAAACGAAACGCCCTTGAACAAAAAGCTGAAGTTGAGCAACTTACAGAAGCTGAAAAAGAGTATTTAGAAGTATTAAAAGCTGAAGAAACGCTTCTTGAAAGACAAGAAAAACGTGATAGACAGAACACTTATAATTCTGCGGCAAAAGATGTTGAGCGTGGCGGCGAAGGGTTCTGGGCGAGAGCCAAAGAGGCGGCATTTATGTCGTCTCAAAACCCTGTCAACGAAATGGGCCTGCCAATTCCAAACAAAGCTCCGGTTGTTGAATACAACGTGGCCATCGAGGAACTTACTGGCAATATTGAGGAATATAAGGAAGTCACAGACCAACTTAATAACTCAAATGGCAAGTCTCTTGAAGAATACGAGGCATTACAAGAGAGGCAACAAGAGTTAAGTCAAGTATTTCTTGAACACATCAAGCGTATATCTGAAGCGAACACTTACGGGCTAGAACTAACTGACACTGATAAACAACTCGCTGAAATGATGGAGAAAGCTGGAATCACAGCAGAAGCTCTGTCAGAAGCAATGGGCAATGTTGCTAATGAGCTTGGCGAAACCGGAGATGACTTAGTCAGAATTACATCGGAGGTTTCTGGCTTACAATCCGCTTATGACAACTTAATATCTGTAAACGAAGAAGTAGCAAACACTGGAGTTATTTCAATTGAAACTCTTGATGCTCTTGTTTCAAGATATCCAGCACTCAATGATGAAGTAACAAACTATCTTCTTGGACTTTCTTCAACAGAAGATGTGTTGGCGGAATTACAGTTGGCCTATCAGGATGACGAAGCAAATGCCTATGCTAATATCATAAACAAATTGAAAATGCAACAAAACTATTATAGTTTGTTGTCTACAATGGATTCGGCTTTAATGCAACAATTTGCCGCTGATTACGGTATTGATATTGGCAATCATGGCACATATGCTCAGTCAAAAGAAAAGATAGAAACTGATTTACTTCAGAGAATTTCGTCAATGTGGGCACAGTTCTATAAATCACAGGCATTGACGATGGACAACGTTATTAAGGCTGCTAATGGGGCATTGAAACCAGATGGTGGTTCACTTCTGCCCACCTCAGAACTTAATGCTTTGAAGAATGTTGTAAACTCTTATAACAATGCTATTCAGGGACTTAATAACGTATATGATGAATCAATAAAATTAAGGCTTGACGGATATAAACAAATAAGTTCTGCTGCTAAAGACGCAGCAAAATCTGGTGGTTCTGCATCTAAGCAACAAAGCGAAGCCGAAAAAGCATATAATGACTTATTGCAAATGACAATCAAAATGCTCAAAAAGAAAAAAGAGCTAGAAAAAGAAGCTCTTAAAGAGCAGCTTGATGGTTATAAAAAGGTTATTGATGCCCAGAAAGATTTGCTTGATTTACAAGACGACGAATACAACCATAAACGCGAAGTCGAGGACCAAAATAAGAATATTTCTTCTCTTGAGGCTCAAATAGCAGAACTTCAATTCGACACAAGCGCTGAGGGAACAAAGAAGCGCCTTGAACTTGAAGAAGAACTGGCCGAAGCTAAACGTGATTTAGAGGATTACCAGCACGATTACTCTATCGACCAGCAAAAAGACGCTCTTGATAGAGAAGAAGAACGTTTTGAGGAATATATCAACGGGCAAATTGACGAAATTGATAGATACCTCGATAAGACTGGCGAAATCACAGCGGAAGCAATTCGTCTTATCAATGAACGTAGCGAAGCGTTGTTCAATGACCTTATTCAGTATAATAGAGCTTACGGCGATAGTCTGGACCAGACCGTGATTGATGCATGGAACGGTGCGATAGGGAAAGTCAACGAGTATAAAGAAGCGTGTGACAGAGCATATGAATCAGCAAGCAGAGCCGCTTCTTTGGGCGGTGGCAGTAGCTATACACCATCTAGCCCTAGCTCTGGAAATTCTGGCGTTGGTATGGCCGCTATGCGTCCGGCAAACAGTCCAGTCGTTGATAGAACTCCTAAATATTATATTTATAAAACTGGCACAACGAAACCTATTAGCGGCGCGTTAAGTCTTGAAGAAGCGCAAAGGGTGTGGGGCTATATTCCCGACCCTAAAAACTATTACTGGCAAAAATTTGAGGGTATTACAAAGAAGAATTTGGTGTATGGTGTTAAACCTTATCACACTGGCTTAGACGCCGGATTCGTTGGTGGACTTAAAGGTAATGAGGAATTTATAAAGGCGCTCAAAGGCGAGGCGTTCATAACAAAAGAACAGCAAAATAAATTTATGAATAAAATTCTTCCTGATATTGTATCGACTGGTGCGAGTAGTCTTGGTTCAATGTCTTTTGGAAATCTTCTCAATATTGAAGTACAGGGGAATCTTGATTCTTCTGTTGTTCCAAGAATTGAGGATATTACTAAAGATGTTGTCAAACAAATTAACCAGACGATGTTTAGAGGAGGATACAAGAGGAACACAAGTGTTGTTCCAATCTAAGGTGGTGGGTTAATGTCATTTTGGGCTAGGTCATTCGTTTTTGACGGAATCCCAAGTGAAACTTACGGCCTGTTTTTGATTAGTGAGGGAGGAGCCGGTGTGTTACAAAATACCGGCTCTAACTCTGTTGAGCCATACACGCAAGAAATATACAGGAGAGCAAAACCCTATTTCTTTGGTGTACAACAGACGCCCGTTCTAACATTCAGCCTAAGTTTTGCTAGTTTAACACCCGTTGACGCATTGCAGCAACAATCTATACAAAAATGGTTGTTTGGACATAACTCATATAAAAAGTTACAAATAATGCAATGCGACATGGAATCTGTATATTTCAATTGTATATTGAATAACCCCACAATTACAACTGTGGGAAACTTTGCTTATACTTTTAAATGTGATGTTACATGTGATGCTCCGTGGGCTTGGGAATATCCAAAGTCAGCCACCTATGGCCCATTTGATGTTGAAGGTGCTTTTACATTCAATAATATATCAGACGATAATTATTATATGTTGCCTATATTCACAGTGACATTATCTAGTTCTGAAGATAAATTTCAGTTACTTAATCAGACTGACGGTAACAAAGGGTGTACTTTTAAGGGGCTTTCCCCAAACGAAACACTCACAATAGATAGTAGTAGGTATTTGATTACATCTAGCACGGGGTTACTGAGAGTGGGGAATATGACTGGTATACTTCCTAGACTAGTTCCCGGCCTCAATAAGCTACAAGTTATCGGAAGCGTAGACGATATAACAATAGACTATCAGAACGCAAGGAAAGTAAGCGGATAATAACCAGAAAGGAGGATATAATGTTACAAAAATTCAACTATTTTGGAGAACATGAAAGTTATGTAATAAGGCTGTGTAATCCAAATAAAGAACAAATCTGTTTTTTGAACCAAAGTCATACGCATGAACTCTCACTTAGATTCAACGAAATGTCGGAGTTCCATATAACAATTCCATATTTGATTGATGGAGAAGTATTTCCATATTATGACAGAGTTCTAAGCAAAAAACTAATCCTGATTGATGATATTGGATACTTCTTAATCACTGAAGTAAATGAAACTGATGATGGTATCGTTAAACAGAAAACTGTAACAGCATATTCTTTGGAAACAGAACTTGCGTTTAAAAAGTTAAATCTATTTGATGGAACTTATAAATTCTATGACCCATTCAACGTTGAAAATACCTTGATGGGCAAGATTCTTTCAACGTCTAACTGGACAATCGGACAAATTGATGCTGATTTGTGGAATCTGTATCGCACATTTGAGATTCCAGATAGTACGGTATATGAGTTTTTGATGAATGATGTTGAAAACTCATATGAATGTGTGTTCTTGTTTGATTCTTTTACCAGAACAGTATCCGCATACACATTACAGAATCTGATAAAGAACACTGATATTATATTAAGCCACAACAACCTTATTCAAAACATTGATATATCTGAAAAATCAGACGAAATTGTTACTGCTTTGAGTGTGTATGGTGGTAATAATCTTGGCATATCCGCAGTAAACCCGCTTGGTAGCAACACAATATATGATTATAGTTATTTTGCTACGACTGAGTGGATGAATCAAGATTTAATAGATGCTATTAAAGCGTGGGAGGCTGCTATAACAGCAAAGCAACCACAATATGCCACCCTATTGACTCAATATAAAGATAAAAACAATGAGTTAGTAACGGCAAAATCTGATTTAGCGGACTTAAAAACAGAGAGAGACACAATTGAGGGTGTTGTAAAAGTTATGATTGAGGGAGACCTCAAGAATACACCTGAATATACTGCTAAAGTTAATGAGTTGAACGCGGCCAATGCAGCTGTAACAGCGCAAGAGAACAAGATTACTGGTATAAATGGCGAGCTTGAAACCATAAACAACTCTTTAAAGCAGATTAACGATTCTTTGTCTTTCGCAAATAACTTCACAGAAGCACAATACAATGAACTCAAAACATACACCATTGAAAATACATATCAAAATGAGAGTTTCATTACAACAACTGAAATGGATAATGGTGAAATTCAAGACGTAGCAATGTCTTTGTATACACAGGGACAATATGTACTTTCAAGAGTGGCACAACCGCGTTTTGAGTTCACAGTGGATAGTGTAAACTTCTTGTTCTTAAAAGAATTTCAGAAGTTTAGCTCACAACTTGAACTTGGGTGTATTGTCAATATTGAAAAAGACGAGGGACAACGTATAACACCAGTTTTACTTGAACTCAATGTTCAACTTGACGACCCCACAAACTTCTCATTAGTATTCGGTAATCGTTATAGACTGGATTCTGGTGCGTATACGTTTAGAGATTTATTTGGTGATGCTATTAAGGCGGGTTCTAGCGTCAAATTCGATGCTGGTAAATGGGGCGAATATGTAAACAGTGGAATGAACAACACTGTTTCGGAGTTTATCAATTCTGCTCTTGATACTTCAAAGAACAACGTTATTAATGCCACAAACCAAGAAATTGTTATTAACCAGAATGGGTTGCGCGGAAGAAACCAGACAGATAATGGAGATTATAGCCCTAACCAAGTGTGGCTTACATCCAATACTCTTGCGTTTACAAGCAACAACTGGCAAACAGCAGGGCTTGCTTTGGGGCAAATAAACCTTAATGGACAGAACGTCTTCGGCCTTGTGGCGGACGCAATTGTGGGAAAACTTATCGCTGGTAATCAATTACAGATAACCAACGATAATAACAACTTCGTATTGGATTCCAACGGTGCTGTACTCAATAATGCTTCTTTTACTATTGTATCAGACAATGGTAAAAGCCAAATTAAGTTAAACCCAACTGATGGAATTAGCATACAGACAAGGCCAAATACGAGTTCTAACTGGGCTAATCAGTTCTATGTTGACACGAATGGAAACCTCGTGATTAATGGCCAAATAACTGCCACAAGCGGCTCTATTGGCGGATGGCAAATAGGTACTGATAGACTGTATAATACAGCTAGTGGCGACTATATTGCGTCTAATGGATATGGTAAATTGAGTTTACTTTCTTGGACACCAAGTTCTGCTACGTTTAATGGACGTATTTATGCTTCAAACCTTGGCGACCAAATTAAAACAAATAACATCCAAGATGGCTCTGTTACATCGGCAAAGCTGGATACGTTATACGCCACAAAGGCGTTTGTGGACGAAATGAATGTGGAATTAGCAAACGTACACACATTAGCTGCAAACGCTGCTACGATTCAACAACTTAATGCTACGAATGCTACTATTGCTAACCTTGACCTCACAAATTTGAAATTTCAAGGTAGAGTTGCAGGATGGAGCTTTACAACATTCGTTACTGGCATACAAACGCACACAATTCGATATGTTTCCAACATAAGTTCTAGTGGAACGCCAACTTTTTCTGAAGAAAAAGTCGTTGTTGGACTTACTTATGGAGGTTCTGGGTGGGTAGTTTCTGGATAATATACCATTATCCTGTTACAACCCACATGCCACTTGTCTTATAGAAGTTTCGTATGCCTGTTATATTAGCAGCAGTATACGTTTTATTGTCAAAATCAACAGATGTTATGACTAATGTGTTTGTTACATTCAAATCATATACAATTGGTGTTTGTGTCCAGCTGGCCGCACGTCCTTGAAATTTCAATTTTATTGACTATATTATAACGGAGGAACCGGAAAATGAAAGAAAAATTGCAATCTATATATAATGCTCTTAACACTATTCAAGTAAGCGGCAAACAGAATTGCGCTATTGTCGCTGGGGTTATGAATGTTATTGAAGAACTGTTTGTCGAATGCGACAACTATCAACTAAAGGAGCCAGACTTGAAAGAGGGAGAATACAATGGCTAATGGCGTATTCTGTATAGAAGTTAATCAGCTAGGTGAATTTGCCATGATTGCTGGCGACTCTGAAACGCTTGAATTTTCTTATTTCTATAAGGACGGAACTCCTTTGGATTTGAGCAGTTCAACAGCGCGTTGGAGACTGTGTTATGTAGGGCAACCCGACGTGGCCGTTTTAGATTTGCCGGGAGAAATATTTGGCGGTAATAACTTCGTTGTAAAACTTAGTAGTTCAAATACTGAAAACCTGTCTGGTAAATTCATACAACAGCCTGTTCTTGTAGACTACAAAGGCGACGAGTATGTATATCAGCAGGGCGTTATCACAATTATTCCAAAAATCAGAGCATGAAAGTAAATATTTCACAGTATATGGGTTAGTATTGCTCTAGCCCATATACTATAACCTATAAATAAACTAAGGAGTGATTTCTTTGGCTATTACAACTTATCAGGCCAATAGACTCAATAACTATCTGTTTGGCTCTACATCGTTTACGCCGAACGGTACGTATTATATTGGGCTTTCTACTACTGCTATAAATGCGGCTGGTACTGGTGTTACAGAGCCGACTGGTGGCGGATACCGGAGAGTAGCAGTCACAAATAACAAAACAAACTTCACAGATTCTACTGGCGGTATCGTACAGAATAAGGTACAGTTTGAGTTCCCAGAAAGCACAACGGCGTGGGGAACTATCACACATGTATTTATTGCTGATTCAGCTACAACAGGCGGTGGCAACATACTTTATTACGATGCTTTGACTACTCCTAGAACGGTTCAGACAGCTACGATTCTTTTGTTTGCTATTAACTCAATGAAGATTCAGCTTGTGTAATTCTAGAACGGAGGCGATTTAATGAAGCCGTTCAAAATATATGCCAATGCCAAGCGTTCATTCACAATAATAGCAGCTACGTTTCCTAGGCTGGTAACTTTGCTGTTCAACAACATCAACACAATAAAGATTATATCTTCTTTGAAAGCTAAGTTGCTGTCAAAGGTTACTATTAAGACACAATATTTGTTTTCAGTAGTAGCTAATCGTGTCAAACTTAGAATGTTAATGGCAAATAAAGTTACCCCGATAAAAACCAATTTAATTGTCTCTTTCAAGTCGATAGTATCAAATCTCATTACTATTACCATGACAAGCAATATTGTAGCAAGTATGAAAATGCTTGTCAAGGCTACCACAACCATACCAGTAATGTTGAAAATAACAGCACAGCCATTAGTTGGTAGATTTAGATTACTTGGTGAACTAGACCCAAAAACGCTTGGTGAGATGGACGGTAGTACGCTTGGAGAATTGGATTTTATTATGTCATAATCTTCACAATTATAAAAGCCGCACCTTGTTATTGCCACAAATAAAGGCGACATGGTAAAGAAATAAAAAAGGAGTGGTTAAATGGCTACAACGCCGAATTATAGCTTTTCAGTGTATAGCAGCACTGACACTGATGTAAGGTTCTTGGATTTCCGTGTTGCCACCGCTGGCAGTCAGAGTACAAGCAACTTTTATGTTATAGATACTGTGCTTAAACAACATTCTGATGCTATTGATAGCATAAATGCTACACCATCAGCATTTGTTGTAAAAGGCACATATTCTTCTGGTTCGTTATATACTGCTAGTGTAGCGAACTATCCCGGATATAAAAACGAACAGCTTATTGTTCTTTCGTTGAATCAAAAGAATACTGGTGCTGTGCAAATCAATATTAACGGAACCACGAATAAAGATGTTATGAAATATGGTTCTGATGGTGTACTTAAAGCAGTAGATGCTGGCGACTTTGTTGCTAATAGCCCTGTATTGTGTTTATATGATGGCACACGATTTGTCGTTATTGGAATTACCAGTGCTTCTTCTATCACTGTAACGGGCGAAGCTGGGGATATCTTACAAATAGCTGACGATGGCACGATTGAAAGCTCCGGCAAAAAAGCTGCCCAACCCAATGGTATCGCTACGCTTGATGAAAACGGCAACGTTGTACAGGTGGCCAATATGGCAAAC